GATCTAGATAATTGTTAAATAATTATATTCTCTAGATAGATGACTCAGACAAGGAAACAAAAGAAAAAGTGTTGGGGATATCATTTACTTATAAATGCTGCTGGATGTAACCCCGAGGCAATTCGATCGAAAGAAACAATTCGGCAGTTTTCAGAAGAACTTGTTAAAGGTATTGATATGGTTGCATATGGAGCACCGCATATTGTTCGTTTTGGCACGTCGGTGCAAAAGGGATATACATTAGTGCAATTGATTGAAACATCAAATATCACTGCCCACTTCAGCGAAGATTCGAATGAAGTATATCTTGATGTATTTTCATGTAAACCATTTCAGCAAAAGGATGCGATTGCTATATTTAAACAATTCTTTCACCCTGTTAAAATGACGAAGGAATTCCTCGTTCGCCAGGCTCCTCGTTTATAATCAGATAAATATATAGATGATACACGTATGTATCCAGCCAAATACATTTGAAATTACATCAATGCAAGATAAACAAAATCCTTACATTGATATAAAGTATGCGGTCAGTAAAAAAGAAGTAGAGAAAGAACATCAAGAACTGACTAAACAATTTGGAACCGATGTGTATGTATATACACTTTCTGTAGAACCGAACATACGCTTACCAGATTTAGTCTTTGTAGCAAATGGTGGACTATCTCTTCCCCGTCTTCCCGAGCCTTGTATCCTATTACCCTACATGAAATATATTCAACGGAAGAGAGAGTTACCATATTTGAAACGGATGTATTCTGATTTAGGAATTAAAACTATTGCATTTCCTGGAAGTTCTTCTGCTCCTTTCGAAGGACAGGCTGAATTAAAATGGTTTCATGGAGGGACATTAGCTGTTGGAGGATATGGCCATCGCTCGACGAAGAAAAGTTTTGACATTTTAGATACACTTCTTAATCGTATATATACAAAACACGGGTTAGTTCCACCGAAACTACTTATATTACCCTTAGAATCAGATACATATTATCATCTTGATGTTGCAATGTTAGAGTTTGGACGGTCTGGACGGTCTGGACGGTCTGGGCAGTCTGTGAATCAGTGTATTGTACATAAACGTGCCTTTTCTGAAGAAAGTATTGCAAAACTAAGAAAGTTTCTTGGACATACGGCTGTACATGTACTAGATACGAAAGATTCGTTCTGCCTTAATTCCGTTGTTGACGGTAAAAATCTTATAACGCATAAAATAACAGACGCGAAGGCAAAACATGCTCTCGAGACTATAACTGGCTTACACATAAAACAAGTAAATACAGAAGAATTTGAACGTTCAGGTGGTTCTGTTCGATGTATGACCTTAGATATTTATACTTAGAATATATTATAAATACACCACATTATTTTCGCGTTCAATAATATCAATAATACATGTTGGAAATGCATAGTTTCTATATTGATTGATTTTTTTATTTACAACATACACATTGCTCTGTTTTGAAAAAAATATATTAACAAATAAGGCTGAACCAAAATCTAGATATATGTTCTCCGCGTGTGATATTAATAAAAATTGTTCTTTTATATCTTCAGTATTCATGGTATCATATTCAGTATATTTTATATCCTTTAAAAGTTCATGTATTTTTGAGTAATTAATACATTGGTTAGTGTAATTTTCAACCGTATTACGTGGTAAAAATAAATGATCGATTGTTTTTTCATACGTAAATGAGTCATTTATAAGTATATCCCTAAAATTGAGTAATAGACCGGTGTACCTATCTAAATTATCTTTATTTACAGAATTTGGTGATCTATCGCAGTGAGTAAGGTGGTTGGGGATAATACAAATATTATTAGGCGGGATATTTGTATATTCAGTATTTTCTTGGTATATATTATCTAAAAACACTATATCACTGTCATTAAGATTAAAGGCGGTTAAAAAGAGTTTCTTATATTTTCTAAATGGGTTTCTATTTAATAGGAGTTTAGCATTCTTGAACTGTTTAACGTAGGGCAGAAATATTGCCGATTCAAATACCCAATGACAAAAGGCAGCATGATGAGGTGTTTCAAGAATAAAGAATATATTTGGGTTAGCCTGATCTAAGGATTCGTTGTAAAAAGTATATGCCTTTGAACTAGTATGAACATTTGTTGATATTGAAGATACATTTTCTTTAATATCAAATATTTCACTGTCTATATTAATTGGCACATTATTCTTAAACTGCATACTTAATGTAGAATATCTAAGTTGTTTAGACTGATAGTTTTCCACCATGTGTAGGTTTAGTTGTTTTACTGTTTCCTTGGACGGCCACGTTTCTTTACTATTGGTTGTGGTTGTTGTTGTGGTTGTTGTTGTGCTTGTGGTTGTGGCTGTTGTTCTTGTGGCTGTTCCTCTCGTTCTACTTCTGCATGGTTAACAAATGGTTCAGGGCGTTTTTCTTGATTTTCTTGAAGTAATCCCTTTATTTTCTCTATTTCTTCTGTCACCTCAACAATTGCCTCCCTTAATGTATCCTTTAACTTTGTACATTCCTCAGAATTAATTTCCATATTCTGATGAAAATTCGATACTAGAAGATCGTATTTATCTTTATATTCATCGGGCGTATCATATCCTTGACCTGACACATCCCGTTTCACATCCTTAATACACTTGGCTACTAATTGTAAGGCAAGATAGAATTCACCAACTGTTAATGTTCGTATGTCACGAGGTATTTCTTTCCCTACTGGCCAATTAAATTCTATACTATGGTTTGGATGGGAAACCCGTACACTTCTAAAGGCAAGTGTATTCATATATACCTAAGAGTACTTTCTCTATAAACCTTCACCTTTCATTGGATTTGCATTCATATATTCTTTTGTTTGCATTAATGATTCTAGAAAAAAACAATTAGGATTTGTGATTTGTTTACATAGAAATGTATAAATATCTTTCAAACTAATTTCTCCACCTAGATTTAAATATTCCCTTCCGCATAGAATAGAAAATTCTTTTGATGGTGTTACATATTCTTCTTTAGATTCGGCATATTGGCTGTAAAAAAGATCTTCATCCAATGTGATGATGTCCTTTTTTGTATAAACCATGTGTTTTTGTTTTAGCATGGATGTAATATCATTCAGATCTTCTTGATTGCGGACATAGACTTCTATAGTGTACATATATAATACTCATTCTTCTAGTTTATGCCGTATTCTTCCTGGTATAAATCTCATTCAATAGGACTGTCTCCCACAAAGTCTTCTGGTGAGGGTACAGTCCCTCTGGAGCATACTCAAATGGCTTCCACTGATGCACCGCAGAAAGCATATCATACATCTCGTCGACACTATGACTACTAACCTTCTCTGTGATAACGCGAGACTCATAGACAGTGTCCAACTTCTCACTCGACTTAATCATGTGGCCAAGATTCTTATGCACACGATTATAGTTATCCTTTGCCTCATTATATGCCTCCTTGGCCAATGTATACTCATCAGAAAGCATATTACACTCTTGCATAAGCGAATCATTTCGCTCCTTCAGTGCAGGAAGTGGAAATGTATTATAGTAATCCTCAAACTTCTGACCCAGGGGACAGCATCCATGACTACACATGCGATGAAGGGCTGATGGGGAGTCTTCACTCTCCACCATCTCTTGTGGATCAGAATACTTCTTATCTACAACAAGCTCGGCTAGAGACGATCGCTTCTCAATCATACAAATTGTTGCAATAATAGACACAGACATCATAATAATAAGCATACTATATCCAATCTGCACATACATAGCCAGATTCTCCGTATTTGCTTGCACCTGCAGAGAACTCTTCACACTAGAATCGAAGATAGGAATAAGCTCAGAGTACTGCATTTGAACGGTAGGACTTAACTTAGCTCAGCGAGTCAGGTTCAACTTTTTTCGTCGTATCTTCGGCGAGTTGACGTAACTCATATATTCCATCAACGCGACCCGCTCGAATAAATGATGGATCGATCGATCGTATATATTCAGGTGTTTTATTCGTTGTTAAAATAAGAATAATATTTTTAAATAAACCCTTTTGCACAGTATCAAGCATACGATTCCAACCAGTCTTATCTTTTGCTAATATATCTATGGATTTATGACTAGGAATACCTGCATGTACCTTCTCTAATTGAGTATCAATTTCATCTAGGATTATAATAAGAGGCCTTTTTTTATCATAATCAGTATCGTTATATATAGTATGAATTGTATCGCCAGGGCCAAATGGATTCATTGTATCGCAGTATACTCCTCCTAATCGCCGTGTTAAAAAGAGACCACACATTGATTTACCAGTACCATGCTCCCCATGTATCAATACACATAAATATCTTTTCATTGAAAATAAGTCCTCTATAGAAGTTAAAATCTTTGTTTGTTCAACTCTTGGTACACTGTCAAAGGTTAATTCGCGTTTTCGATAATATAAATTATCATATCGTCCAAACCTCTCGAGTAATGTGATTGAGTCCTCTATTTCAGTTACTTCATTAAACTCTTTTAGTTCATGAGACGCTTCTTCTTCTATTAATGTTTCATATGATTTCTTTGTTGCTATAATCCATACAGAATTATCTCCTAAATAACCGTTATTTGAGGCCTGTAAATATAAGATATACCAATATCCACACGAATATCCCATACCTTTACCACCATCGGTTATTGTGCTACAACAGTTATATAATTTACGTTGAATATGCACACATGCTTCTTTTTCTTTAATATGATAATAATATATTCCAACATATCGTGTTAAAAGGAATGTTAACGTCCATGGTATTACAGATAGAACGTAAAAAAATGCTCCTGATACAAAGGACATTAGAGCAAACGATGAGTCCATTATAGTTACCTTGTACTAACACTTTATACCAGCTATATAGTATGATTAATTGAAAATCATCTGATGAAACCTCTCTATTACATATCCTTCTATTGGATTTATACTATACTCTAACATTTTAACTATCTTAGAATAAAATTCTTTTGATCTCTTTAGTATTCTTTCCCTTGAAACTATGAATTGAGCTCCACATCCAAATTGAAAATGCATATCTGTTCTTCTTTCATTAAATAAGTGTTCATATACTTGAATTAATGGTAAACCTCCGTGCATCCAACATCCGCTTAAATTAGAATCTCTTACTTCACATAAGTACTGAAAATCTATATTTAAATCTTTATTATTTATATGGGTATGTATATCATTAATTATATTCGGTGAATGGTCAAATGGCCTTCCTTGCAAAAAAATGGTATACTCGTCTAATGTATCGTAATTATCGCATATATATTTATAATATGTATGACCTTCTCTTCCAACATTTTCCAAAAAAATCTCATTGTAATCATCATTTAATGATTGTCCCTTATTATATATAATTGTATTTGGAAATTGTTTAGTCCATTCCACATTTTCATTATATCTTGCTACTACAATACAAATAGTCATATAGATTATATATGTAATAGTTTTTAAATAGGATATCATATTTTTCGTAAATTTATGTAAATATATATACTAATACAGTCTAGATGTTAATAGTTGGTGCTGGTTTATCCGGAGCAACTATTGCACGAGAAATGGCTGAGAAGGATTACAAAGTAACCATTATTGAAAAACGTAGTCACATAGGGGGTAACTGCTATGATTATATTAATAAGGATGGTATTTTAATGAATAAATACGGGGCACACTTATTCCATACAAATTCAGAAAGAGTATGGGATTATATTCAGAAATTTAGCGAATGGATACCATGGAAACATAAGGTTCAAGGCTGCATAGACGGTAAGTATTTTCCAATTCCAGTTAATATTGATACTGTAAATATACTTTGTGGTACGAATATTCAATCCGAAGGTGAAATGAAGCAATGGCTAGAAAACAATACTCTTAAATGTGATAATCCTATGAATTCAAAAGACATTGGTTTAGCCCGCGTTGGGCATCAGCTATACGAAAAAATTTTCAAAGGATATACATTTAAACAATGGGATAAATTTCCAGAAGAGTTAGATGCATCTGTGTTAGAAAGGATACCAGTTCGCACAAACTGGGATCCATACTATTTTTCAGACAAATACCAAGCTCTGCCTGCAAAGGGATATACTGCAATGATATCTGCAATGATAGACCATCCTAATATTACAATTAACTTAAATACCGAATATATAAAGGATATGAATTCCAAATATAATTCTGTATTTTATACAGGACCTATCGACGCATATTTTTCAGAAGCAGGATATGAAAAATTAGAGTATAGATCAATACGATTTGAAGAAGAAACACTAGATGTAGACACCTTTCAGAAAATGGGTGCAGTAAATTACCCATCTTTAGAAGAACCTTTTACCCGTATAATAGAGTATAAACACTTTCTAAATCAGAATATACCAGGAAAAACAATAATTGTTAAAGAATATTCAACTGCAGAAGGTGAACCATATTATCCTGTACCTACAGAGCAAAATCAGACACTTTATAAAAAATATCAAGAACTTGTTCTGTTAGAGAAAAATGTACATTTTGTGGGACGTCTGGCTAATTATAAATACTATAATATGGATGCAGCTATTTTAGCCGCATTAGAATCGGTTGATAATTATATATAATTTATTAGATGAAAAAGGGCTTAATAATCTTTATGGGCGAATCATTTCGCCTTGGAGGACAAGGAAATAGAAATATTGGTTCTGATGACTCCGTTGTAGGTCAAATAGAGGCTTCAAAATCTCATATGATATTTGTCGAAGATTTAGAGAAAAATTACTCTATAGATATAATTATTGGTACATATATTACTGAACACCTTCCTAAGATTGTTGATATTTATAAAAATAATCTAATAGATACTTTAATACCTATTGATAGATTAGGGACAAAATATCTATTAACACAGTGTTTAAATAAAATTTTAAATGTTGATACATATGATTTTATTTTACTTTCGCGCATAGATATATGTTATAAAAAGGAGTTTATGTCAGTATTTAAAGATGATTGGAAAACTATTCGTTTTGCATCAATATGTTTTAAACCACATCATAAGTTAGGACATTTACCAAGGGTAAATCCTATGTTAATATTCATACCAAAAAAATATTTTAATTATATCTCTACTTATATTGATATTTCTTGTCATGGTATATGGTATAATTTAATACAATATACAGATTTAAAAGTAGAAGATTTAGATACAATGCTTTCCACGTATCATGATAGTGACAGTTTTAAAGATTTTAATCCTATTTATTATATAGTAAATAGACCCCAGTCTGAAATATGGCATACGCGTGGAGAATTATTTGATAAATTTAATTTTTGATATAGTTTAATAGGATGAGAATACTTTATACCAGATCAAACCAGCCATTAATTTCTCCAGTAACACGATCATAATTCACAGTTAAATTTACAAATACAGGTCTCCCAGCATCCCAACCAGGGAGATTCTTTAGACCCTCAATTACCCTCTTACTGCCAAAATAGTTATGCTCAACCACCGGCTCCTCAAAACTATGACCAAGAGTAGGAAACTCTAGTCCATTTATATCAATACAGTGATAATTGTCTAATGCGATAGCATATACTTTTGTAAGAATACAATCATAGCGTTCGAACATATCAATAGGACGAAGCCAACCTCCACCCTTTCTTCTAAATGGATACCACGGCGATAAACAGACTCCATCAATATTACACATTGTATGTGCATAAGAATATCTTCCACATTCAACAATTGCCAAGACAGTTGAAGGACCAGAGGGTGTCCAGACTAAATCACCTTTCTGCAGCCCCTCTATACTTACACGAGAACCATCTGCCTTCAAGACTTTTGAAGAAGGAGCAAAACAATATCCTGAAGAATCATTCATTGTAAAACGGGACCTTGTAAGATCGATGTGTTTATTTCATTTTTTTATTACATATACATCATAGCATGGACTCCGTTAAATTTGGAGCCGATATCACAACTCTACTCGATTTAACTCCTAGAGATTTCCAAGATAATCATTATTTTCCCTTAGATGCACAATCTACATGGTGGTTACCAACTCCCGACAGAAAGATTCATCCAATATCTCTTTCCTTACAACAATTCCCTTTTCGAGGACCAACTTCTTTCGGGCAAAAGTTTACCTTTGATGTCCCATCCGTGGGTTGTGGAGATATTCTCATGTCTACCTTTGTACAAATTGAATTAGGTCATTGGTTAGATGATACTAGTCTATGCAGATTTCAAACGGGGCAGTATGTATATGCACCAGGCCAGACAGTATGGAATTATACCAATAGTCTAGGAACAACAATTATCGAACGAGCAGAGTTAGAAGTGAATGGAGTAACGATTGAAAGCATCGACGGTGATTTCATGCATATATATGGTATTCTAAATTGGGATATACAATCCCAGTATGGTATTGCCGTCGATGGAATAGGGAAAAGGCCTTTTCCCTATGTAATACCATCTACAAGTCCGTTTCCTACTGAATCTGGTTCTCTGTGTATACCTCTCGCCTTCTTCTTTCAACGCATTGCTCTAAGTGAAGGATTCCCTCTCCTGGCTGCAAAACAAGGATCAGTAAAAATACATATTACACTACGTCCATTCGAACAATGTATTACAAGTAACATTCAAGCGAATAAATACGATAGTTGTATATATACATCAGCCCTCAATACACCCCTTGGACGAATATTGTCTATACTTGATAAAGGAGCAGATCTGCTTGGAAATACTGCCCGCACCATAACAACTTCTGCAACAATTCCTTCCTTTAAAAAAATCCAGTTGATTACATATGCTGCACATACAAATGGTTCAATTCGCGATGCTATTCTGCATTCTCCCTTCGAATGTTTAGTAAGAAACGTTGAATCGTTTTCCTTCTTAGAACCATTAAAGTATAGTGTTACAGCATCAACAGAAGATATTATTAATGTACAACTTCCTATTGAAATAAATCATCCAATGGAAGAAATTATATGGGTCATTCGAAGAAAAGCAAATACGATACGAAACGATTTCACGAATTATTCTTCTGTGACTGCGCAAGAATATCATCCCTTGTATAACAAGCAAAGGCCTTTACTTACAAAAGCATCTATTTATTTGAATGGAATTGAAATTATTAATAAAGAAGAACAATGGTTTCGGCAACATATCTCTTATTTACATAAGGGGGGTATTGCAGCATATTCACAGTTCATTTATGGATATTCTTTCGCAAAAAATCCTGGGCAGCATCAACCTTCAGGAACTGCAAATGCATCCAAGTTACAAAGTGTTAAATTGGCTTTGAGTGTTGCCCAACCTTGGGGGGCAGAGAATAAAGAATGGGAGGTCTTAGTCTATGTAATACGTCTAGATTGGCTACGATTCCAAAATGGACTCGTCAATCATATTTATATGGATTAGGGGTTACATGTTAACGTGGTGTAACAATTATAATCTCCATGTCATCATTGAAATATGCAGTAGTAGCTGTGAACATGGAACAACTCTCCATATCGAGGGCGTGAATCTGCCTGAAACAAATACGTCTCAATAGACCCTTGAAGAAAGTAGCATCCTCTTGATGATACTCCATCAAGATATTCGCTGCCGTAACATTATGAGTAACAAATGCCTCATAGTCCATATCTTGAATAAATGTAACGTCTGTCATTCGTTCAAAATCATTCGCATCAGGCAGCACCTTTCGAAGAAGAGTTAGCAAAGTATCTTGTGTTGTTGTCATGTTGGACTTATTTTTTGATCAGATATTTATTCAATTTTTTCAAAACTCGATTAATATAAAAAACATAGTAGGCTTAATGAACTGCAAGATGTATCAGGCGAATCGTTTATCGCTAAAGGAGTAACTATCTTTTTACATATCGGGCATTCATTCCTATTATGTTTTAAATACCAATTGTAACACATCGGGTGAACGATTGTATGACATTTACAACTATTGTTAAAAATAATGGGAGTACTCTCTGCATTATTGCAAACAATACATACTGCACTACTCAGAACCATTGTACTATGAGTGTAATATATATTTAGGTTGGGTTCTTAGATATGTTATTGCAGGATATTATGCTGTAAAATCACCTCTCCATGCCCATAATCCCATCATTTCCTTTCCTCTCCTTAGATCCTTATCAACCTCATGAAATACATCAACATCTGTATAATCATATGGAATTTCTAATGCAGGCAATTTTACACTTATTACGGGAGGTTCATTGCCTGAAACAGCTGTGAATTCCTGAGGTAACGGATATGAGTTTATGAACGGATACGTATCCGAAATAGATAGCGATAAACTATTTAACTGTTTCCTAATTTCTGTGTATGTAATAGTATTTAGACCATATAAACGCGATACCTTTTTTTCAAGATAATAAAGCGATCGTATAATTTCCTTTCTAAGATTTTTACAATATTGTAAGCAAATGAAATTCGTTCGATCAAACTGTCTAAGAACACCTAAAAGTTCATGCGAAAATGCTAGAATAAATGTTGTTCTGAATTTACGAACCATTGCCTTTGTAAATATAATTCTGAATTCTAAATGACTATCCTTTCGTAACGGAGTAGACTTTCGTTCGTGAATAGGTAAGATAGCATTTAGATTCGTTCTAGACTTATAATCTAAAAATGGAAATATGCGATGATGTAATACGTCGAGTGGTACATCTAGAAACATGGCGGACTATAGATTGGTTAGATATTGCTTTCATTTTTACTCGCGTGAACACTTAGAAGTTTCCTATTTTATATAGAAGAGAGAATATGGCTTCAGCAAGCCTGCTATATATTCTATACTCAGGACTACAAGAAGATAGACTTATTCCTCCGAAAGGAATTCCTAAGATAGATACATTTCAAAAAGTATTTCTTAAGACTGGTCGGTTCACTACAGAATGGTATCGCATGAATTTCGATGGACGACCTTCTTTCGGTACTACTGCAAGAGCAACAATACCTCGCAGAGGACACCTAGTTACACGAGCATTTCTTGTTACTGTTATGCCTGATATATCAACTGTACAAAAAACAGCATCTGCTGCAGCACCAGCAGGATATACTACTCAGCCAGTATTCGGTTGGACAAATTCAGTGGGACATGCATTAATACAACAAACTGAACTTACTATTGCCGGCGAACCTATTGATACTCTCGATGGTAGGCTGTTGGAAATGTT